CATAATTTTAGGACAAATTTTTAATCTTATAATTATGCTATTATCAGTTACAACAGTCGCATATTTATTTTCCATTCTGCCGACTATATTGCCGACCTATTTGCGACCCCCTTTACCCGATTATGCTGTGGTTTGTAACAATGAATATAATGAAAACAGCACGAGAATGCAGTCAAGTCCGCTATTATAATTCCTTAGCATTATAGTGTTCCCATTCAAGACTAAGCAATTTTTGATAAATAGCATCACGATGGCTTTTATGATATTTTCTCTCTCGTGTAAGAGAGAGTAGCTTGGTATTGTACTCTTCTAATCTCCCTTCAAGTTCTCTCATATTGAATTGACGAATGGCACAATCCTTACAATAATTGATGTAAATAGCTTTCTGGACAAACTTGGCTAATTCATTTGTAGCTTCTGTATTATTTTGGAATATCATATCAACCCAAGGCTTGAATTCTTTATTACAATGTGAACACTTCTCCATAATACAGTTTGTTACGATTTTATTTATTCATTTTTAACACACATCAACATCTATGTTAAGTGAAATAACTATCACCTACTATATACATCATATCAATGTTTGTTTTAATATTAATCTCTCTATTTTCTGTTATTTCATAATCTGTCATAAAGGGATACGTAAAATAAAATTCTTCTATTAAATCAATTGCATTTTTATAACTATTATATATATAAGTATAATCATCCATTCCATCTCTCTTCTCTTCCATTGCTTTAGATATACCATCTTGCAAGTCTTTTTTAAGACAATCCCAGCAGCTTTTATTTTTAAAATGATATAAAAGACAGATATATACAAACTGAAAAAGGTGCTTATCTATTTTTTCAAATGTTGGTTTTTCATGATTTATAATCTGTCTAATATTGATACAATGATTGTTAAATTTATTCTGGTCTCTTTTATTATTACACGTTTGGTGAATTACTGCTAGTCCGCATAGATAAAATTTATCAATAAAATCCAAAACAACTATCATATGAATAAATCTGGTAACCGTCGTCTTCATCTTGGTATTTATCTAAACAATTTAATTTTAATTCAATTTTATTTCTTTGGCTCTACCTTTTCCAAAGGTAGAAAATAATGTATTTGTTTTATATAAGATGGACTATGTAGTAGCCGTTCCTTCCTATAATCGTGTAAATGAGATAGTAAACAAAACACTACATACACTACTTACAGGCAATATTAATAAAAACTCAATCTATATATTTGTTGCAAACAAACAACAAGAAGCGCTGTATGAAAGAGGAGTACCTAAACACATGTATAATAAAATAGTGGTAGGAAAGCTAGGCATTACCAACCAACGCAAATTTATTTCCAGATATTTTGATGAAGGACAGTATATCGTTTCCATTGATGATGACGTAGAAGCCATACTAAAAATGAAAAACGAAAAAGTCACCAAAATAAGAGATATTCACCAGTTTTTCAAAGATGCCTATCGATTATTAATCAAAGAAAACTTGTTTCTTTGGGGGATTTATCCAGTCAATAATCCGTATTTTATGAAAAATAAAATAACCACTGGACTGAAATTTATAATAGGAGTATTACATGGATATATAAACCGGCACTTAAAACAATTAGAACCCTCCATGAAAGCGGAAAGCAAAGAAGATTATGAAATATCTATATTATATTATAGAATGGACGGTGGCATAATAAGGTTTAACAATATAACCACAAAAACCAAATTTAATGCAGAAGGCGGGTTAGGGACAGATCGATTTGAAAAAAATAGAAGCGCTGCAGAATATTTGAAGAAAAAATACCCAGATATTATTACTATATTTCATAGAAAGAATGGAATGACGGAAGTAAGATTAGCACAACTGCCTAGGGTGTATTATTTATTTAAATAACGCTTTAATGCCTTGTTGTGTTCCAGTGCTTGTTCTTTGGTAATGTCTTGCGTTTTTTTCCAAATCTCAACTCGTAAATAACACACGACAGACAATCGTACCGCATCTTTATCTTTTAAGACAATTGGTAAATTTGCATGAAGCTGGTGAACATTCATGAATAACAGGTCTCCGGTTCTACAGTCTACACCAAGACTGTATTGAGGGAAACAGGTTTCACCGCCATCGTAACGCCCTCTTTCAATGACGCATAAATTACCAAATCCATCCATATCATCACCGTTGTCCATATGACAATGCGTTTGGAAATTGATGTTTGTAGTAACCGTTGTAAACGAAGTACCGGGTATTTTGAATGGAGTAGCATCCGCTTTGATTTTCTGTAATCTATAATGGTCTGGAGTATACTTCTTATAATTTTTATCAATCTCCTTTATTAGAGGCAAGGTTTTTTTGTATCTGTCAGGAAAGTCTCGATTAAATCTACATTCTCTCACATTTAATTTTAGAGAAATATTTTTTTGTTTTAATATATACTTTTGCATTGGTGATAAATTATCAAAATAACCAAAGATATTACTTTTAATTTTTGGATTTAAACGGTTTATTGAACTGCCAGATGCTGTGCCGCGATTACTGGTTTCATTATTTGCAAAATCAATAATATTATCATAAAAATCATCAATAGCTTTCTTAGATAATATATTTTTACGGAAAATCAATAATAATTTACCCTCCTCGGTGTATACATCTGTATCCTTGGTGATGATAGTTTTAATTTGATTTCTTCTTAATTTTTTATGAATGAATTTAGTTAGTTTATCATCAGATATATCTTTTTTAACGTAAAGAATATCTACACCATGTTTTGTTTCTTTTTTTATAATCATATATATTATTAAATACAATAATTCTACCTTTTCCAAAGGTAGAAAAGGAGGCTTAAATGTGCAGTCAAGTCCGTCGTTTTATTGGTGTTTTTGCCATTCCTTATTCAAGTAATCTATATTTTTTTGGATTGAGTTGAAATGACCCCATAAGAGATAGAGAGAAAGTAAGGCTGGACTTGGTGTTAGATCATCTATAAGAGCTTTCTCTTTTGGATTAGCGTAATGCCTTGCTATATATGCATTTCGTCTATCTGGGTCGTGATGATCTATAAAGGTCTGTCCATCTCTCAACCCAAAATGAATTTTCTCTTCTGTATTTAATGTAACAACGAAACGCTTGTTTTTTCGATTAGATGGTTCTATATTTATAATCTGAAATACCATATATTATAATAACACAGTTAATAAAAGCACAAAATGACTTAAATGAAAATAGCATACGACAATACTTATCTCTCTACGCATGATTAGCTTTCTAAAACCTTTTTTTTTAAAATAGCAAGTACTATCTCGTATGTATAATGAGTTAGTTTTTTTAATATTGGTACACGTTTTATAGCGTTGATTTTCAAAAGATGTTCTATATTTCTCTCTATTGCTTGCAGCTGTTGTGGTGTGACATCGTTAAACAAGTCTTTAAAAATGTCTATGACTAAACCCATTTTGTCAAGTTTTTTATTTGTTACTAAATTCTCTACGATAGTTGCTATATAATTAGCAAGTTCAATATCATCAGCGTTGGTAAATTTTTGTATCTTTTTAACATGGTCAACAATATCAATCTTTAAATCATCAATGTATTTTTTTTGTTCGATTAAAGCTGGTAATGGTATGAATTCCATATATATTATATGTTTATAATATAAATGCAATATGAATTAAGTGACAATGATATTATATCAATAATAAAACGATATAAACCGTCGTTTGGCAAACGAGACATTATCAAGTACCCCGATTTAAGGTATTTTAATATTAATCTTTTACTACCTAAAAATAACGACTTCAAAATAGTTTTTTTCATCAACAACATAACAAAGAATTGTCTTGAAGGACACTGGTGTGTGCTAACAAAAAGAAATAGTAAATTTTTTTGGTTTGATCCATATGGTAAAAGTCCTGATGACGAAGAGAAATGGCTGACCCATGAAGAGAGAATTTCGTTAGGGGAAAACCGACCAATCCTGCATGAAATAATCCCAAACGACCTTCTCTCTTGGAATAAAATTGATTTTCAATCGAAGAGAGAAGGTGTGAACACATGTGGTAGGTGGTGTTGTTTTTTTTGTATTTATTGTTGTATTCTAGGTCATTCAATACAGCAAATGCATGATTACATAGAACAATTGAAACGACATACTGGATTATCAAATGATAAAATTATATGTAAACTAGTTTAGCTATGACAATTATCTTAAGAAATTATCTTAAGATAATTTGAAACCATTTTATATCTATAGTATAAACGCAAAGGTGCATCATAATGTAAGCCTGTCGTTTTATATTACCATCTTAACACGCTAATCGTTTTAGTTTGTCATTAGAACGCATTTTAGACCCTGCGGACATTGAATATCCGCCTGACATAGCGGCTCCATGTTCCATCTCAACATGGGTTTTTCTCTTCTTGTGATGTTTCAATATTTTACCAACCTTGTGAAAATGTGTCCCAGACCCAATCATCTCTTTAACCTCTTTTTGAGTAACTGTTTCCTCGCTCTCTTTTGTATTTAGAACAAGAGAGACATCATTAATACCCAATACACTGAAGGTTTGACCTCTCGAGGCTTTTACGATACCTTTGTCAGTATATAAAATGATTACCTCATATGTTATAGAACTACTCGTGTTATTCGTGAACGTTACCTGAGCTTGAAATTGAAAAGTACCTACGGAGCCTTCCGTTATACTATCATCTAATTGAAAATTTAGAGCCGGGGACAAAGCTAAAATGGAGCCACAACTGGCGACAGTGTCTGGATATCCAGTTCCGGTCGCCCCAACCACATTGATTTGTCCAGAGAATTCTTGCCATGTTGGTGCAGCATCTTTAGGAAGGTTTGCACACGTTATCAGCCAGAGTTGCCTTTGCGTTGCAGATGCTAGGAGAGATGTACGACCGGCCCCAAATGATACGGAAATATTACTGATTGGCAAGAATGAACCAGTATCGTTCCAATTTTGAGATTGCATTTGTTTCCTGACACCTAGATAAATCATACTTGGCACCCGTCCAAAGTTGATACTACTCGTGATTGCGGTTGTAGTAGCTCCGGCAGAAATTGAATTTCCTTGAGCTGTAAGGTAATAATTCCACTCGGTGTATGGAAAAAGCAGAAATTCTGGAACTTTTGCGGCTTCGATGCTGTTTGGTTGGGTGTCTTTGTAATAGAGAGCGGCATTAGTTATGCTATTCATAGTTATTGAAGTAATACAACCCGTTGCACTTGACCATAGATGTTTTGCACTACTATCTAAAGTGAGCTGCAGATTAATTTGATTTACACCAATTAAACCACCGCATCCATCATCTTGATCCGGCATCAAAAAAAAACCCGTACACAAAAACGGCTCCATGACCGTTGCCTGTACCGTAATACTCCAACTATCATTTACACTGGTAGAAATTGTGCTATTGTCAGAGCCACCGCCATAAATTGAATGTGTTACTGTTATGCTGTCACATACATACTCCCCTCTTGGAATGTCTTTTGGAGAGTAACCTTGGTTTGAAGCGGTTGAAAAAACATTGCAATTCGTTCCAGGATATTGACTGTACCCATAAAATGGTTTATTTAACATGCTTGGTGTGTAACTCGCCGATTTTGCTAATATTTTTGATGAAATTGTCCGTAAATAAACGTCTTTGTATTGTATCAAATTATTCTTAACCTGAAAACCATTTATAGTTCCCGAAAGGGTATTTATCAAAGAATTGAAAGGAAAAGGAGCAAAAGCATCTGTCACACCATAGTTAAAACACGATAAACCCACAGGGCAATTCGTTAAATTTAATGTGAAATTTAGGGTACAATAATGCATGAGTGTTCGATCGAGAAAGCTGCTATCAGATGGTAAAGTAAAATTATAGTTAATTGAGCTTGTTGACGATCCAGAATTCGATGCAAATTGTTTATAGTTCTCTTGACCTCCTGCTACAATTGGATAAAAAATTTTATCAGTTGTTTCAAGATTATTGTCTAAAACTAAAACAGGCTTAATATATTCGTAATCCAAAGACATTTATAATATATCTAAATATAATTTTTTTTACGAAATAAAAATTTGAGAGACATTGAACCCCCACTATTTAATAAAACAGGAACATAATTACCAAACCGGTCTAAATATTTCACTGTAATAAATATATCTTTCAGGTCTTGCTGGGTATCCCTGAATGATATCATACGATATTCACCACTTGGAGTGTACAAAAACCCCGAAGTGTATAGTCCATTATCAGACGCGAAATCCGTAATAATGAGGTCTTGATTTTGGTTTTGATTTACGGCAGTAAATTGACTGCCATTATTGTACACGGTCGGGGTAGGCAGGTTTTCAGCTATTATAGGAAAAGAGTTTGTAGTGACAACCACGGATACGATTGGCGACCAAGCAGACAAATTTATATATTCTTCCACAATTTGCAAAGCTTGGTAGGTAGGGTCACTTGGGGGAAAATAAGCTAAATTACTACCAGAAAATGAATTAGTCGTTAGTTTAGCTGTATAAACGCTATCATTATAATTAACAGAATTAAATGGGAAGGCAAATAGATTAAACAAAGGTAAATTGAAATAGATGCTAATATAATTACCAGATGCATCATTATAGCCCAAAACGTCAGCATTTAGGGTACAAAGCTGTGAGGTAGGGTCAAAAGTTATAACGGGGGCGTATGTTGTGGGTAAAGTTCCCCCTGCATTTGTCACCGCTGTATTCAGTTGCGTGAAAGTGTTTTGGAATGTTGTATTTATCAAAGATAACCACCACGTGTACGAATATATGTTATAATAAGTGTTTGTATTATTTTGCTGTTGATTGGCAATTTTTGAAGGTGTTGGTATACTCGAAATTTGTGAGACATAGGTCACAAAATTGGTCTGAATATATGTTGTAGAATTATAAACATAAGTCAATGTGAGTTGATATATGGTTTGATTTGGATTGGTGCTTGTTGGCTCGATGATCGGAGTAAAAATAGGGAGAGTTCGACTGCTTAATTGAAATTTAAGAATTGACATTTCATAATCACCAGCGTTCGTTAAGAACGGGCTAGATTTCGTTTCTTGATACGATAGCACAGGGGGCGGACCTGTTGTATTTTGCAGGTTGTTTACAAGGACATCTAAATAGACCAAGTTCGGATTAGAATTATCGATTTTAGAGGTTTGGAATTGTTTGTTTAATGGCATATATACATTAAGGAATATTATTTTATATGAATAATATATAATGCCTAAAAAGGATATGCATAAACACAGACGACCTAGACAAGCAATGTCTAAACATAAATCTTTTTTTGATTATCCACCTAGTACCATGCTAATTGTCCCTAACCAAGATGTAGATAATACTGGCCTTTATCAAGGGGGTAAAGGTTCGTTTTTTAGAAAGATTGGTCATGTATTAGCACCCGTTGTTAAAGCTGTTTCACCCTATGTCAAGCAAGTTGGTAGGGATATTAAAAGTATTGGTCATCAAGTCCTTAGTGAGGCTCTCAACTCTGGAAAATCAGCCTTACAAAACCAGATTGTTAGCCATTATGGAGCGTCACCCGAAAACATTGCTGAAATGATACCTGAGGCTGCTATGGCAGCTGCTGGAAAAAAGAGAAGAAGGGTTAGTGAAAAAACTAAGAAGAGACATGATCTTGTTCGTAAATTGATGCGAGAGAAGGGAATGACGCTCCCAGAAGCCAGTTCTTACATTAAAAAACATAATTTAGTTTAAAACAACTTACCTCTTTGTGTGAAAAAATATAACTATATATTATATGATTAAATCAACAAGCCCATATGTAGAAAGATTAGCGGCTAAGCAAATCGTTAATTTCCAAAATAAAGCAATTCAAAATAACGCACACCTAAATAATGCCCAACCTTCTCTCATGCAATCCAATCAATTTACTACAAATAGTATAGAGTTGGCTGTTCAACGATTTATTCAGATGTGTCAGCGGATTTTTAATGAGACCGAATTTCTAATATCTCATATAAATCATTTTAAAGAAAACACAGATGATAATGAAAATGACCCAATCCTCAGTATGGAAGATGTTTATGGTAAAGCAACAAGCAAAACCCTTGTCGAAGACAGCCCATTAAGATTGATGGCAAAGAGAATTCCCTCAAGAGCCGAACACGACACACCCTTACAAGCAATAAGCCT